TAGGTTTTCGCGAGATTCACGAGATCGTCATCGGTATAGGTTTTGGTCACGCCATTACCGGACGTATGCGTTCCAGAACTGAATACTTCGAGCCAGGCACCAGCCATTATTCTGCGCCTCCTTTTTGGGATTCCTTCTTGACGTCAAGAAGGGGTTTGTCTTTTTCGTTGATTTTGTTTTCAGTACCGGTCGCCTGCAGTTTGGATGGATCGGCAATTTCGTCGATGTCGTCTTCTTCAAGGTGATAGGTGCGGATAAAGTAAGATTTGTTGAATTTGACACCGGTGCGGGACAGGGCTTCGTCGCGTGTTGCACGTTCGACTTCCACTTCGTCGGCATGGTACGGAACCACGCGCGGGCGAGGAACATCAATGTAGCCGTTACGCATCATGATCAGGTTGACAATGTCGCTCCAGATGGAGCGGACCATCGTGATGTCGCGCTTCTGGATATCGTTGCGGACGGTCAGGGCGCCTTTGGTTGCCGCGTAGGATGCCTTTTCACCAGAGTCGGTGGAAAGGGTGTGGCCGAGGATTGTTTTCGACATCTGCGAATCCATGAAATCGCAAAGTGTCTTAAATCCGTCATTACTACCTTTTTGGTTTTTGGATTCCAGGATCTCCACGGTGCGATTGCCGGCAACGGCGATCACGGCGTCTTGGACCAGAACTTTCAGGTCGTTGGCGAAAGAGGTCAGGACGGTTTCGTCGGCGGCGCCATCAATCTTGCCCATGACCCACGGCGTCCCGAACCGTTCCATGAAGTTCAGCCAGAATTCCATGCCGGCGCGTTTAAAGACAATCGGCCAGAAGCAACGGGAGGCAACGCCGCGACCATATGGATTGTCGTAAGTCGGTTTGATGCGGGGACAAATCAATGTCCAAGGATCCGGGGGAACTTCACCGTCCACAGGATTCGCGAGGGACAGGAATCGTATTTCGGGGATGCCTTTGTCGTTGATGAACCATCCGAACCACTCGGGTGGTTTCGGTGTGATCTGGACGGGCAGCCACATGCCGTACATGTAATCCCAGGTCAATTCGGCGGGCTGGTGGCCCCAATAAATGACGTCCAGAAGGTTCGCAGTCAGTTCATCGCGGGAAAGATCCTCGATGCACATCTTGCGTTCCATGATACTGAAAAACCATTTCTCAATGGCCTTGTGAAGCCTTGACGGACAATCCCCCCGTTCAATTCGCCAGTCATAAGATAAAGTCGCCGACTCGCGGCTTTCGAGGGCAGCGGTCAGATGCGCATCAGATAATAGTTCGCGATAGACGAGCAGGGATTGTCCGCGTTTTTGAAGAACGCGGTCTGGGTTGGGGAGGCGCTGGTTGATGATATGAAAAGCGCCAAAGGTTGAATTGAAGGTATACTTCTGTTTGCGGTAAGCATGGACTTGCGATTCGACCAGTTTATTTTGTCGTTTCGTTTGTGGTGCGCGCGTTGCGGTCGCGGACTTCTCCGCGACCTTGGCGCTGCCTCTTTTTTGACTTCTTTCCATAAAGTCGAGCTTCCGTATGAGCGTGAGAAAACTTCCAACATGAATACGAGAATCAACGGTGCTACAATTCTGGTGCTGTCAAATTCTGAAAAAATGTCAAATTATATTATTATCTACATACCTCCTGTTCGGCGTCTTTGTATTCGATATCTAATTTGTAATGATCGTTGACGGACATCACATGGAATGCCGTCCATCCACCCAGGCGCACACCGGACCACATTGGACCACTGATCAGGCACGATCCTGCCGGGTGGGACGGAGAATTGCTTTTAATTGCTTCCGCAAACAATCCATCAGATTCCTCCCTTGAAAGATTGAACGCAGAATCCTTGCGGTAATGGTAATCATGAAGAACACCTTCTCGATGCGCTTTGTCACCCCATAAGAAAAAGATGACAGGTAGGCGCGGAACAGAAGACATATCGCACTCAAAGCCAGCCGGTATTTCATGTCGCCTTCCTTTCTTGTCAATATAGATCAATGCTTTCGTTAACCGGATGACAACACGCCCGTCTTTTTCGCCGATCTCGTCGTGTGACAATCTATTTTGGAATCCCAGTGGACCGGTATAAGGATTCGTCATCTTGTCCTCCTAGAAAAACGGTTTGCTCAGCCTGTAGTACGCCCCCGCCGGAACCCATGAAACAACGCATACACCAGCCGCATCTGTGATTCTGCGACCGTCAAAGTCCGTCACGTTTGCCACTCCGTTCCATACTGAATCTACGCATTTTGTCATCTGGATTGCGGGGCTGCCGGAGCGGAGGTGGTAGTCTGTGGCGGAGACAAATAACGGATCACCGTATTTTGAATTTGCTTCGTAAGCGTTCGGGCTAGTATGGTTAATCCTTGAATTTCCATGTTCATTCTCCTGTATTAAATTGTTAAGTGATTGAAAAATTGGCGTGGTCATTTGAAATGCCTTTCAGACAAAAGAATATGCATCAGATCACCTAATTTCGGGCTGTCGGAGAAAACACGAATTGTCAAATTATTTATTAACGATGGGGGTGTTACTGAGGTTTAACAGGCGGGTTCAATCTGTGGCGGACGACACCTTCACTGATGCCAAGTTCCTTTCCTATTTTTCTATATGACACGCCGGCGGCACGTAACCGCAGACCTTGCTCGACGATATCTGTTTCCACAGGCGCGCGACCGAGACGTTTTCCCTTGCGTTTTGCTTCGGCGAGCCCGGCGACAACACGCTCGCGAATAATGTCTTTCTCGAACTCGGCGACGGAGGCCATAATCTGAAAGAGAAGTTTTCCGGACGGAGTGGTCGTGTCGAGGTTTTTGTCACTATATGACATAAACCCGACGTTATAGTGGCCCAGGGTGTCGAGAGTGTTGACCAGATCCTTGAGTGACCGGCCGAGGCGGTCCAGTTTCCACACCAGCAGGATATCGAACTTCCGGCGCCGGGCATCTTCCATCATATTCTTGAATGCCGGCCGATTTAGATTCCCGCCGGTCATGCCCTGGTCAACGAATTCTGCGTAAACCGACCAACCGGACCTCTGGACGAAGTTCCTCAGTTCATGGAGCTGCATATCGACACTCTGTTTGTCCGTGGATACACGGGCGTAGATGGCGATTTTGATCATTATTAATACTTTTCCTTGGAATATGGCTTGAGATTCATCAATCGGACTCTTTCCTTAAATTCGTAGATGGTGGACATGTTGATTTTATCCAAGGAATCATGTGCTATGATATAATACCCATTAGAAACACCATCCATTTGCTGAAGATCGTATTTGTCCTAATGAAAAATACTTTTCTATTGCTCAATTCTGGATAATCTACATAAATGTTGTAACGAGGATATGGCCATAAAGCGAAGACCGGATATTGATTTACTCTGTTATTACTGAAAAAATTATCCTTCACTTTATAAACCCTTACTATATTAAACGCTTCTTGTTTACGTGGGACTGATGAATTGGAAGGGGTGCAACGTGGCGGGTTTACTATTGGTATGTCGATAAATTGCATATCGTCACTAACCTCTAACTCGCGGATGTTTCCATTGATATCTATCACAGCCTTCATAGTGCGTATTTAACCCCTTCTTTTCCGGGCCTTGAAACCCTTTGTTGGCGCGGGTCAAATTTTACAGAAATGATGAGTATTTGTCAACTGATTAATACTCACATCAACCGGCGATATCCCTCCAGTAGTTTACTGGTTTTCCGTTTCTCGAACGACATCACCTGGCCGGTCATGGCCATTGTCATGATATACGCGATGGCCTGGCTCATGGTGTCAATTTCATCCTTAAAGAATGAATTCGGGAACGTGCAGCAATTATCAACAAACTCCGAAACCCACAAGTTGCCCTGAATCGTCGGGTCTGGCAGCCACAGACGCTCGCTCTCCTGCATGGGTGAAATCGCCTGGGCGCGCGTGATCTTGTCCATGTCCGGTACGACGGCCAGAATGGGCATGAACGTGTCCTGCCGCAAGGATTGAATGAGCGCCTGGCCAGAATCTTTATCCTCGATCAGCACGACACTGGGCCGAAACTTCATATACTGGATTTTCGCCTGACGGAGCAATTGTGGATACTCGACCTTGTCGCGCCATTGATCGATCAGCACGGCGCCACGCTCCGAGACGCCCCATGTCTGACACACGGAATACGCAGAATCCCAGTTTTTCTTCGATGCGGTATCCCATGATTGAACAATAAAGTTGCAATGCGGACAGATCGTGTAATATTTCCATTTATCCCGAAGGAAAATCGAGCCTTCCTGGGCGGCCGGCCGTTGCTGGAACAAAGCGTTCCACATCTGCGCGGTCATATTTGACTTTATCCGGTTCAAAGCAGCCACATCATACCGCTGTGGACATAGGGCCTCGCCATCGGCACGCCCCAACAAATCCTCGTCGCCTTCCCAATTTTCAGCAATGGCCGGAATCCGGAGATGGAACCAGCCGTCCTGCAGTTTCTCGCGCATCAAATAACCAATTAAATCGTTCTCCGACCAGCGAGTGTGAAGCACACATATTGTACCACCTGGCTCAAGGCGCGTGTAAAAAGTCGAATCAAACCACTCTTGGATATTCTTGAGGATCGTAGGGCTTTGCGATTCCTGCCAGTTCTTGTGCACATCATCACAGAGAAGCAAGTCCCCACCCTTTCCTGTAATTGGCCCCATGGCTCCAGCCGTGACCATGCCGCCGTCTTCCGTGGTTTTCCAGTTGTTCGATGCTGTGGAATCTTCCGCAAGGTACAAACCAACCCTGCCGCCTTTCTCTTTAACGAAATTTCTCACCTTGCGCCCCCATGTGGCAGCAAAGTTCGCTTCGTAAGTAGTAAGAATAACTCGCTTGTTTGGCCACATACTCAAAAACCATGATGGCAGCCATTGCGACAGAAAAACCGATTTTCCATGGCGCGGAGGTAAACTTACCGCGATGCGCCCGCCGCCTCGCGCAATGACCGTAGCCAGAATATTACTGATCATAACGAGGTAAGGGTAGGGGGTCCACAGTCCGTCGGACATCACGGACGCGAAAGTGTGCGGCAAGTATCTCCATGTATCGCCGGGCAGGTTCTCTAAGAACCGGTCATAACCCATCGATATCGTATCGACTCCCGTCCTCTTTGAGGACTTCGGGGCCTTCTTCTTGGAGGGCAGCGCCTTCCGCTTCCCCTTCTGTGAGTTCATTTCCCGTTGCGAGTTCGTCCGGGGCGTCCTCACTTCCTTGTCCAATATCTTCTCCGTCAACGCCTTCT